ACGTTTCATTACGCAGAAACGATAGTAACTTAACGAAACCGCCCGACTTCCACTCTTCGTCATAATATCCGGAATCGCTCCAGGTGCCTGCGTAATCGCCTTCGGAAAGGTTTACAAAGAACGACGGCGTTCGGTCATATCTGAACGGACTTGCTGCGAGTAGTTTATCGGAAGTCCAACGTGGTCTCGTCCACTCGAACGCTTCAAGCTCTGCGACTAAATCGACATCAACCGGTCGACTACGTACTCTTATTATCGTCATGTTTATTCTCCTCTCTTTTTAAAGTAAAATTCCATATCCAATGCTTCGAATATTTTCAAACATATTCGGTAATCGTAATTTACGTTTCCTTTTTCGTATTTACTAATGCATTGCTGAGTTACACCTGCTTTTACCGCAAGTTCTTTTTGAGTTAGCCCTGCATTGAGTCTAAAACGTTTGATTTCTTTCCCTACCATGATGTATACCTCCTACGTAAATCAACTCCCACTTATTGTATAATAAATTTATAAGGTACGTTTGGTTCTATTCGGGCATAATTTAATGTTTTTATTAACATTTTCATTCTAGGAACGTAGTATACATCAGCATTTTGCTAGGATTGTTGCTGTTTCCCAAAGCTAACCTATAGATGCACCAGTCCCATGTAAACCACCACTTCCTACTGTTTTTCGAACAATTTGCCTATTGAAAAAAATAATGGACATCTACTACCTTGAGAACATCTTGTTACGTATTATAACAACAAACATTGTGAATTCACATACAAATTAGAAATCGAACTGACTCGCTGCAGACGGACCGGTATCCATTTGGCGCACGATCCCATAATTAGGTAGATAAAGAACTTCGACGCGCGTTCCCTCTCCGCCATTACGTCCTTTACCGATCTCGATAATACCGGCGCCATCCAACGTATCTATGCCGAATGTGTTCGCAGCATCCTCGAGCACCGCCTTCGTTTTTTTGATTTCGGCACGTTTCGGCGGTCGTAACTCCCGATTGCCGTCTTCGTCAGTATCGTCGCGAACCTCTTCCGCCTGAGTAATAACGTGAATCACCGATTTAGTATATCCGGCAATATGGCGTAGCTTTTTCGACGTATTCGCGACATCTCCTCCCGCCGTTTTCGACGTATTTGCTTCGTAATCTAAATAATAAATGGGGTCGATAACTACGACGTCAGCTTTCGTTTGAATAATATCGGCTTCAATCTGCTTAACTCCGCGCTGATAAAAGTCTTCGTCGTCGACCGCCCTAACAATTATATTCCCCGGAATCTTCTCGTTAATCGTCGCCAGGAAAATTTCGAACGCTGCTTCGAATTCTTCGTCCAGTCCGCCCATGAGTAGCGCCTTATTCTCGAATCCAACCTCGTAATCAACTCCGTTTATCTTATCGACGATTAAACCTTCGCGAGCTGATATCGACGAATACGCACGCGCCATCCATTCGAACTTCGACATCTCTAGCGCCCATATTAGGACGTTAGCGCCTTGAAACGCTGACTCAATCGCCTCTTCCATTGTGAATACGGATTTACCGCGACCGGAGCGCCCATACCAAGTATAAAGATTTCCGCTGAGGTATCCGCCAATTTGTTCGTTTACTAACGGAAACTTCGAGCGCCATATCTTAAATGATTCTCCGGACTTACGTCGGCGATATTCGTCTAGGAACGATTGAGTGTCCGCTTTGACATCCGTTCCTATTTTAGATCGAACGCTTGTTCTTATTTTAATCGATTCTACTTCCGAAATCAACCATTCCGAAAACTTATTACCGTCGAGTTCCTCGAATTTTTTCGTAAGCTCTGATTCGATAAACTTGCCGGTCTTATCGTCTTGTTTACCGTTGAATAGTTCGCTGATTGCCAACTTCGCTGAATGTGACTTTATCTTATCGCGAAGATATTCGTAAGCCATATCGATACCGAACTCCGGAATAAAGTCCGAACACTCTGCGACAACCATTTCGGCGGTAGGCGCCTGGTTACGATTCTTCGATGCATAATCGGTGATAAATCGAAAGGCATCACGCTCGCCCTTCGTTGGTGCATCGGATTCTGAGATGCCGAATCGGGTAAGCGCTGCAGGATCGTTATTTTCGATAGCTTTCGATAGTATTAGACTGAAATAGTTCACGCGGTCAACCTCCTTTTAGTTTCGGAATTTCCTTGAACTCTGAATTAGCTTCCTAATGCTTTTCGGGCTTTATCGCCTTCATCTGTATCTATAATGTGTACATAGCTAAACATTGGATCTAATCCTTCTGTTACAACTTCGTAATTTTCTTTATCAGCATAGAATTTTAAGGCTTCCTCATATCGTTCAATCTTATCTTTCATAAGTTGTCGATTAAAGATTGCGCCAGTATTCTCGTACATACGTTTGAACCGTTCGTTTTCTTCTCTTAATTCTTCAATAATCTTTTTGTGAATCTTTAACTGTTCGCAAGCGTGATCATAATCACCTTTCAACAATTGATACTTTGTTGATTTCATTACTCTTCCTCCGAGTTAATAAGATGTTCCTGGACTCTAGACTTAGGCAATCTCATTAACGTTACAGCTCCGAAATCATTTAACGCAGAATCACCTTTAATGGCATCTTCTGGAATCCATACTTCAAATTTAAAACGGTGATAACCTTTGTATTTTCCTTTTGTTGCAGGTGCATGAACTGAAATGCTTCCTGCTAAAGGTGCTAAAACTAAAATACTGTCATCATATTGGTTTTCAATCTGTCCTGCGATATTACTAACTGCTTCTTTCGAAATATCGAATATTACTTTTTTAGACAATTCATCCATCTCCTTTACTGTCCGAATTTTGGCGAACTACGCATTAGCGTTTGACTTATATTTTCTCGGTGTATACTTAGCTACTATTTCAATTTTTCCATTAGAGTAGTCTATGTCACCTTGACAATAGGGGCATAACTCAGGGGTTTTAATTCTTTCTAATAGCAAGGTTTCTTTGCAATCGGTACATTCAAATTCATGCAAATATATCTCCATTTTGATTCCTCCCTTACTTCACTATTTCCATCTATTCCGTATTACTTTTCTTTCGGATGCATATTCGCCAAATCCGCCTTAATCGTATCGGACCACTCTTTATAACGGCGCTCTCCCGTCCGCTCGTACGTCGTATTCACCCACGCCAACAAATCGAGTAAATCGTCCGTCTTATCCGCTTTCTCCTTCCGCGCCTGCTTCCGCTCCTCCGCCTGCTTCCGCTCCTCCGCCAACTTCGCGCTCAATTCCCTCGCAGTAGGTTTCCGTTCTTCCTTTTTCGCCATCCCAATCGCCTCCCCTTCGGATTTAAAAATCTCCATAAACGACTTCGGATAATTCTCGTAATCTACCGTTTGCATATAAACCTCCGCATCTTCAGCATCGGCCAATAATTCAACGTCATCTGCGTCCGCCTCTAGCCAATCGCCATTCACTGCGTCGATCAACTCGTAAACTACGTCGACCCATGCGCGCTCCTCCGTAAAGCAATTTTCGATACGATAGCCGAAGACGCGAAATACTCTGACGCCATAACCTTCGACTTCGCATAGGTCTCCGAACGTTGCCGGCAAGTCAACTTCGATAATTTCGTCGATGATGCGTTCGTCTTCGTTTTCGTTGTTGCTGTTATTGGCGTTGGTCATTCGGACACCTCCGTTTTCCATCCGCATTTGTGGCGAATCATTAAGTCGATACTTTCGCAGTCTAAATAAACCTGCATTAACTGAATGTCGTTACTTTTCGATAACTCGCGAATATCTTGACCGCATTCTTCGATTACAGTTTTTTCGGGTACATCCGTATACCAAACTAAGAATTCGACCGCCCATCGATATAATTTATCGGAATGTTTCTTTCTAATACGTTTATTCATCAACGTCGCCCCCTTTTCGATTGTCCTCCGAACTCAACCGTCAAACACTGATCGCGCATACGGTCCTGTAATCGCCAATCAAATACCGTCTTCATCTCTTCGATAGGTAAATTCGAAGTAAATACCGTCGGCAACCCGTTAGTCGTCCGATAGTTGATAATTGCGTGAATATACGATCTAAACGCCTCAGACGCCGAACGAACGCCAATATCGTCCAATACAGCGAACGGCGCTAGCTGAGTCCGCTTAATTGTCGCCTTAATTTCGTTCATCGCCGATTCGTCGCTTGTCATCGTCGCTAAATTGTAGTCGGTCTGAAAGCTATTCACGTCGAGGAAGTAAGCCGGCCTGCCTAACGCTTGCTTACCTCGCTTCAAACTTCCGATATAATGCGCCATGAGATATTCGTTGATTAAAGCGCTAGCCGATGTTGTTTTCCCCGTACCTGGCGATTCCGAGTAAAGGTAGAGACTTTTTATACGCGCGTCTTCTCCGCCCTCAAATTGGCGCTCAAACGTCGTTTTATACTTCGCTAACGTTTCGTATATCTTCGGTTGTTCCGTCGCTACAGGCGAATTCTCCAACGTTACAAGCCGATACTCTTTCGGTAGACCAGTTGCCGCTGACCTTCCGCCTTTTCCGCTCGCACCCATTAGCGAAATATAGTGGCCGCATTGAGCGTTACATCGGATGCTTCCCGACACTTTGCAGCGCGAGGATAGTACGCAGCTTTTAGCGTGATTGTTCATTCGAAAACTCCTTTCTATCCAAATATTCTTTCGAGTATTGCGATAGTTAACATCGACATTATTCCGCCGAAAATTCCGCAAACTAATCCGATCCACCAAGCGTGACTAATTTTCATCCGCTAACCTCCTGCTTCGCATTTTCGCGTGAGTCGTCGATAATCTTAGCGATTCTACTCTGTAGTTGTTTCGGCAACTCCGACAATTGGTGATGGGTACTCACCGTCAATTCGCAATCAATGTTAACTAAATAGACGATATCCCCTTCGCGAACCTCCATCGGCTGAGGAGCGTTATAATATTCGGACGGAACTTCGAGTCCTAGCGCTCGTCTTAACGCTATCGCTTTGCCGATATGAACGTTGAAGCAATCGTCTGGAGCACATTTGGCGATCCCTCTATCGATAACTTTTCCGCTACGACTTTTCAATAACACTGCTACCACTCGCTTATTCTTGTTAACGATAAATTCGGAAGTTGGCGAATCCTTTAGCGCCAAGACATCACGCTTTGCCTTTTCGATAATTTCGTCACGATAATGTTGTGGCGATGCGTAGGCTGGCGTTGCTTTCGTAAAATCGAAATCGTCGATATTACTTCCGCTAATCTTCGCCACGCCCGCCAATTGTTCAAGTAACTGAAAATCTACGTTATTCTCTAACGGACCCGCCTCGCACGTATATCCGCAACCTCTAATCGATTTAACAATTTCGCATAATGATTTCATTCCGTTTCCTCCTCATAATATAATGGAAATCTAATCCGCTAACTCACACACCTACAACCATCCGTCTAACTCATCCGCACTCATTCCGACCGATTCGACGGCTTCTGCCTGGCGTTGTTTCGCTTGCTCCTCCGCAACTAACCTCGCCCACACGTCCGTCTTCCACTTATACAGCCACGTAAAGCTGACGGTAGGATACTGCGGTGTGCAACGATGGATCCGGAAACATTCGTCAATAAACCGTTTCAGTAGCTCCGGCTCATATTTGCGAGGCTTGGCGTTTCGACCTTTCGTTCCGATTAGCGTTCCGATAAGGCCACGCTCGACTTGCCAGTTGCGTCCAGGCGGTAGGTATTCCGTTCCGTAGACTTCGAGGTGGCGGTCGGTTAGATATGCGAGAAAGTCGTTCGTTGACCAGTTAGCGACAGGTTTATCGTTGTATTTCTTCGGCATCAATCGTTCACCCCTTCGACGGTGATTCCGAGTATTGCTACGGTGTACTTAATTCCGTCTCTTACTCCGTGATCATACGCGTCTTGCTTTTCCGCTATTTTTCTGTTAATTGCAGCGTAGTAATCACGGATATTCTCTTCGGGAGACTTTTCGACGACGTATCCGTTTATAATCGCTGAAGCATATACCGCGAAGTTATTATCAATATCATCAGCGAGATACGCAGCGATCTTTCCTCCTTCGTACTCATACGGTATATTTACGCAAGATTTCTGGCCGAGGAAGTTGCGAGTATCTAATAGGTAACTATTGTTCCGTAAACGTCTAATTTCTTCGATATCTTCCGCTACTTCTTTCGGTAAACATACTTTACTCAATAATATCGCTCCCTTTCGCTTTATATCGTTATTACTCCGTTAATTAAAGAACTTTGTCTCATATTTCATATTCGACTATGTCTTTACCGATAAATTACTTAACGATAGAGTACACAGCGACAATATGTTTTTTATATTGGCGCAATGTCTAGTTATATGGTTCTAGTTCTTGGTTCTAGTTTGTGTTACGTACGCGTCACGCACTAATTGACGTCAGTGTCACATACCTAGTGATGCCCGCGTCACACCTAGTCAAATATCGCCAACTGACTTATCGGCATGATCGTATATCTTACGTTATTAAACGTCTGACTTTCGAAATCCCTCGACTGCTTCTTTACGACTAACGGACGCCCTTCCCACCGATAATCACATAGCGATTTGACGCGCCTATTAGCCGTTTCGCGCCGTATCTTTAGCGCCGCTGCTATTCGGTCCTGAGTCGGGTAACATTCGCCATTTGCGTCCATGAACGACGCTAGAACACATAACGTTTGCCATCGTTCGGGACCGAGATCCGCGATGAGTCCGGACTTGACGGCATCAACGTACATCTTAACGAAGATACGCGATTCTGACTTACCGGACGTTACGTTATATTCGTGTTGGGCTTCGATGGAGATTAGTTTATTTTCGGTCATTGTAACGCCTCCTTACGATACCGAACGCTTGCCTATTACGCTCGGAAACTCTAAATATTTATCGAATAGTCTCGTAGTTTTAATGACTTTCTCCGGAGCCACCGTATAGAACGTCATCTCACAACGATTACACTCTTCGAATGGTATATACGCTACTTTCCGCGATGTTAGATTAACAACCGCTAATATGTCGTAATCTCCCTCTTCGTAGTGACGTTTCACTGATCCCGCGCCTTTACGATTATTTATCGAGAGTTTGCCGTCCTCTTCGTAACCGCTTTTGACTTGGATCTTCCGGAAGTTACCGCTTCCTTCGTCTACTACTACGTCATATGTCGTTTGTTGGATCGCGGGTAGTAATGCGATGTATCCTCGTTCAGTTAAATCAGTAATAACGAGAAACTCACCCGAAAACCCTTTGCGATTTGCTTCGGTTATTTCCGTCAACTTAACACCTCCCGTCCGTGTGATTTGTTTTACACTTATTTATACGGAGGAAACTGCCTATCGTCAAAAAACGAATAAAATAAATTAATAAAAACTTTTTATTTTGGATATAATAGTGGTAAATTATACATTATAGATAGTTTTTCTTTTGGAGGAGAAACCATGGAAGATAATAATGAATTTGGGGATTTGTTACGCGAAGCTCGTAAATCTTCGAAGCTATCTGCGCGAGAAGCGTCCGAAAAGGTTGGAGTATCTTTAACGTTTATCTACGACATAGAGAAGGGCCGGAAAAGTCCAACGCTCGAAACTGTAACAAAGTTAGCTGACGCATATAATCGCCCCGATCTAATTGTTACATATAAAGATAAGAAACATATCCCGAAAATTGAGTTACTGTACGATACGACTAGTATACTTATGCATTTCGAAAGACTAAACCGCTTAGACGACGCTAACATAAAAGATGAAGACGGATTTAAAAAGACGCAAAAACTCCGTAATCAAATAGCGCACGGAACTCTTGATGAAATTCACAAACACGATCCGGAAGCCTTCGAAGAGGTTCTTACATACCTTAAACGCAAATTAAAAGACATCGCAAAGGATGACGAAAATTAATCGAAATCCCTCACGATGTCTTTTATCGTTAGAACAATTTCTCAACCGGACTAAACCGCTTATGACTTTCGAACACATCGCTACTGAATAAGTTAACGTAATTACGCACCATCTCCAACGAAGTATGTCCGAGCACCGCTTGCAACGCAAACACATCCGCTCCATTTTGAACGGACATCTTAGCGAAAGTATGTCGGAATGTATGTGGCGAACAACGAACGCCTTTAATATTCGCTTTCCTTCCGTATATCTTAATCCGCTCCTGGACTTGTCGGATAGTCAACGGAGTATTATCGATAGTCACGAATAACGCATCGTTAGCAACTTCGCCCCTTACCGCAATATATTTTCGCAGTTGGCGCTTAGTCGTCGCCTGAATCGGAACTAGCCGATCCTTATAACCTTTTCCGTTAATTAATACTTGCGAATCCTCCCAACGAATATCCTTAACGGAAATCTCCGTCAATTCTCGGACACGTACGCCCGTTTCTACGAGGAATAACATTAACGTATAGTCACGTAACCCCGTAAACGTTTCGAGGTCAGGTTGGCGCAGTATGGCGCGTAATTGCTCGCGATTAAATGTTTCGATTACTTCTTTCTTCTGCTTGATTAGCGAAAGTTCTGACGCAGGATTCTCCGCTATCATGCGTTCCTTTTCGAGAAAGTTAAAGAACGCACGAATTGCGCGAAGCCTCGTATTAATCGATGTTTCCTTCCGTTCTAGCGTTTCCATCATATAGAGGATTACGTTTTCTTTTAATATCTTTAGCGTAATCTTATCGGGTGCTGTCGATAGGTCTTGCGCTTCTAATATCGAACGGAACGCTATTAATTCGTTCTTATAATACTTCAACGTATGCTCGCTTAGATTCCGAATCTTGCAATCGCGTAAAAACATATGCAGCGATGTCTCGAAGTCTTCCGTTAAGACCTCCGGTTGCTTGTCCGTTTCTTCTACGTTTTCTACGATAATTTTATTACTACGGCGAGCCAATCCGAACCACCTCCGAAATTATTTTCGTACGATAGCGACGGTCGGACGCGGTTAACGCAAAAAGAGCGACCCACATTACGTGAATCGCCCGTCATATCAACGTTTATAGTCATCGGAATTACTTCCGCAGCACATTCGGATTTTGAGTCGTGCGCGTCTGCCAATTCCGCCACACTGGCACGTATGTCATGCGTTAACGGCGATTCACACCGCGTACTATTCGGTTTAACCACGCACTATTCGGTAAATAGCCGTAAATCGCGCGGCATATCATCGGATAGTCAAGTCGTACGCGACCGTCGTTACGTCACGAATATTAATATATCACGGTTTATAACGCCTGTCAACACGCATATACAAAAATCGTACGCGTTCGAATATTCCCGCCAACCATTACGTACCAAGACCGCGCACGACCTTAGAAAGCCTTCGCCATCTCTACGATAATATTCATTAGCATTGGCGCCATCTGTACGATAATATATCCGAAACCGGCACGCTGAATCATCGTCATCGCGCGGTCTTGATTTCCGATCATCCAAATAATGCCCGCCGATAACATGACGATAAGTGCGACCGGATACGAAAGTCCCTGTATTAAATCGATAATAGGATCGAACGCGTTAACGGTCTTCTCTACGATAGCACCCTCGATAACGCCAGCGCTCGCTCCTATCGGTCTGAATATCGCAGTCACTGTCGAAAGTGTAGCCGCAACTAGCGCCGCCTTCTCTTGACGCTCGCGATAATCCGTTACCGACCGCTTACCTTTACGATGTTCGCCCGCCATAAACTCGCTAATCGTTCCTACACGTTTAATTTTCGCCATTTCGAATCACCCTCCGTTAATGAAAATCGTTAACCGTAAATATCTGAACGTCAAGTCCTTCGCAAAGTTTCGTTAGTTGTTTCCGACGATATTCCGTTACTGTCATCCATACGAAACGGGGCGCCGTCTTAAATGCGCCAATTTCGATAAGTTTCCGATACTTCGCTATCTTCGCTTTGTTGGCGGTCATCTTCTGCGTATGGTCGATTTCGATAATATGATAGCGACCGTCCTGGACGAAAGTAGCGTCGGCAGTAATCCGCAAGTCCTTCCGTTCCTTAATAACGAAGCGTTGCTCATTCTTCCACGTAGACGGCGCTCCGAATGCGATATATAACGAATTCCGCATAATGAAGTGGCGCGCTTGTAACGTTTTCTTTCGGACACGGACTGCGCCGATCCTTTCGCGACCTTCCCGACTGAGATAATAAACCTTTTCGCCGTCTCGGAAACTATTAACGTAGGCAGCGTCTTCGAGTTCTTTCATAATCCGCGAAGTCGACCGTGAACTTCCGATATCGTGTAATACTTGTATCTGCGACCGAGTTAAGTAATCAAGCGTCTTCAACGATGAGAGTATAGCTTCTGTCCGTTCTTCCCGTCTGATTTCCGCCTTCATGGTCCCGCTCCTTTCGCGCTCTAATATTAACGTGAGGCTCGATAGTCTTACGAATATATTCGTTATCAATAAACGGAGTCTGAACGATTTGCTTACCGTCAGGCGTTAGATAAATTGCGCGTCCTTTAACTTTCGGTAGCTTCTCCGCTCCGTCTTCGTCAAGTACAACGTTACTCGCTATCGACGTCTGTAATCGGAAGCATACTTTCGTATCGGCGTTCTGTTTGATTTGTCGCGGCAATGTATCGGCGGTCGGATATTGCGTACAGAAGATTAACCGATAGCCGAGTCCGCCTCCGACTTGAGCAATCTTAGCGAGTATAGTTTCGCATTCTATCCGCATCTTCCTTTCGTCATTATTGGTAATACCGCGACTCGCTAATTGAGCCGCCTCATCAACTACGATAAAGTGCCGACGCCCGTCCTTCGCTTCTCGGATATCTTCGAAACCTTTAGCGAGATATTCGGCTTGCTTGGCGGTCATCTCGTTTAGTATCGCTCTTAGCGCCTCTAATGTTTCCGGTACATCTTTCGCAATCGTTTCGACCTGTTTTGCGCCATTATATCGGGCAAACGTTAAGCCACCTTTTAAGTCGATAAGCGTAAACTTTACATCGTTCGGCTTCCGTGCGATGAGCGATGTTATAACGTTCTTTAGAAATACGGATTTACCGTAACGAGTTGCGCCAGCTACGACCATGTGACCGAGTTCGGTATCGTGCGTTAGAAAGCCCCGCCTCGTTTCGCCTAACGGAATATCCCACGATTGACAACGCGCCAACATATCGTCTGTAAACGGTAAGTAATCGGTTAGACCTTCGTCATATACGCGAATCTTTAACATGCCGTCGTAAGCCATTTCGACCTCCTTCCGTTGCTTCGTTTTCTTCGTAATTAGCTTTCGGATTTGCTCGACCGGATTCTTACGCCAGTCAATCGCTTTTAAATCGGCGACTGATACGTTAATAACCGACCGCTTAACGTTAAGTCCGTCCTGGAAATTCGGAAGTTTCTTTTCGAAGTCTACGAACGATAATCCTAACGGAATCTGATAGACATATTCGGTGTATCCGTCCGCTTTCGTGCGTCTGTGTATTCGGATGCTTCGTTTGATGTCGCCGTCTTTTATAATGAGTCCGCAAGCCGCCGCGATTTTTACGATTTTTCGATGGTCGTTTCCACCGTTGCCTGAACGATATAAATACATACTAGCGATAATTCCGCCCATTGTTACGGATGAGATTATTTCGAAGATCAAAATGCGCCACCTCCACCGTTAGTATTGAAAATAGTCCCGCATGATTTGCCACGTTCTGACGCCTCTAGCGCTTGATTTAACGGACTTTATCGTGTCGTTAGACTTAACGAAGCTTGACGATTAATAAGCGCTTAGAAACGAATGTAGATACGCAAGAATTAACGCCAAATCATTCGCTTGATATAACGTATTAGCGCCTGTTTGTCCGTTATGCCAACAATTTTGCCAACGTTTAAAAAATGTAATTTTCGGACAGACTTTCGGATAAGAGATAAAACGGAAGGATTGACGAAGTATGTTCGGACTAGGTAAACCGCGAAGTAAATTCGGAAAGTGGTTAGACCGGAAAGGAATACGCCAGGTTGACGTAGCTAAGAAAGCGAGGATAAGCACCGCCACAATGACGCGTATGTGCGATGACTCGGAGCATGTTCCGAAGATTTCTACGTGGGTAAAAGTGGAACGAGCGTTGAAGTCGATGGGTCATAGCGTTGATTACGATAAGTTTTTCGGAGCAAAATAAAAAGGCGCTCGATGGCGCCCTTCTACGTTATTTCAATTGTAACTCGACTTCGTATTCTTTAATTTCCGCTTCGAAGTCATCTTCCGGACCTTGGCGTCCGCTGAACGATAATTTAATCCATTCGATAGATTCCGCATTACCGCGTTCTAAGTACCAAATAACGTTACCTTCTTTAATAACGCCTTTATCGATTTCGCCCCCGATGTTATCCGAGATAAACATATCCGGCATATCGATTTGTTCGCCAGTTGACGTAACTAGTACCGCTTGGTCAGGATAGAACGTAAATTTTCCGTCAGTCGTATTCTCCATTCGGAACTTAACGCCAACCGCCGAAGCATTTGCGTTTTCATCTTCAATCGTTGGCGCCTTATCGGTTACGACCGCTTTCTGTATTTCTAATTTAAGTCCGTTATATTCGTCGGACCAAGTAGCGTTATCGTAATACGTCCATATGTCGTCTTCTTTCTTCTCTTCCGTAGAATCGGCTTCTTCCTTATCGTCGGACGCTTCGCTGTCGCCCGTTTTCGCTTCCGCTTTGTTGGTATCGTTTTTGTCGAGTTCCTCCGTAGCAGAATCCGCTCCACACGCAGCGACCATTAGCGCAAGTAACGCCGTGACTAGTAAACTAAGTAACTTTTTCATTATCAATCTCCTCCGTAATTTGTCCTAGTAATATCTTACAATACTTCCGACTATTACCGCAACACTAATATGTATGCGGAACCATTACGTAAATATACGCAACAGTTCCGAAAAGGTTTCGTTTATTTCGATTTATTTTCGTCTTTCGCGTCCTTAAAGCCGTTACCGTTCGAAGGATTATTGATAACGCCGGCGAGTATTAGCACGTATAGAATCTTATCGACATAATTATCGAAAACTTCCGTAGTTGGAATAACCCCGAAATCGACTAACGCCATACCCGCGATACCCGCGACCGCTACCCACAATACGTAATTTCTAAAACGATTCGGTATTTTCACGTTAAAGCACCTCCGCTAATTTTGCTTTCGTTTTTGGACCGTAAATTCCATCCGCAGATAATCCGTATTTCTTTTGGAAGTTGCGAACGGCTTCCGTTGTTTTAGCTCCGTAGATTCCATCGACCGCCAGTTTAATGCCTAGCGCCTTATTAAGCGCCGACTGTATCGGCTTGACCGCCGTACCCCTCGAACCTTGACGATAGATTCCGTTCGGTAGATTAATCGACGGCTTCGGTTTTGGCGCCGGCTTCTTATACGACTTCAATTTCGAAAGTGTAACCGGACCCGCTAAACCATCAACCGCTATGCCGACCGCCTTTTGGAACGCTTTGACCGCTGCTTCCGTTTCCGCTCCGAAGTCGCCGTCCGCACCATAACGGGGTAATGCGAAACCTTTTGCGATAAGGTCTTTTTGTAACGCGATAACGTCGGACTTTCGGTTATTGCGACCTTTTCCGAGGGTAGTATCGTAAGTTGGCGTAGGCGTAGGCGCTTTTACAACTTCCGTCTTTACTGCCGTCTTAGGCGCTTCGACCTTCGTAGGATTGCCGCCGTTTATTACCGCCTTATAGTCGAATACCGGACACGCTTTCCACGCGTAACCTGGAAATTCGTTATGACCGCGAGTCCGCTTATACTTCGGTAAGTCGCGCTTCAAACATTCGTGTAATGCGTACAGGCTCGCTTTCTGTGCGTCAGTTGGCGATTCGCTTCGGAAATCTCCGACTAAGCAGATGCCGACCGCTATTCCGTTTGAATTTCCGACATGATACGATTTGATTCCGAGTTCGTGATTCCATTCGATAGTTCCGTTCTTTAATATGACGAAGTGATACGCAACGCCGGGCCATCCGTGAGTGCCAACGTGATAGTTCGCAAATGCTGCGGAATCTCCGGACTTTGTTAGCGAGTGGTGTATCGCGATGTCCGTCTTACTATTTACGCCGAGATTCGCATATGCGCCTTTACTTTTCGTCTTACCTCGTAAATCCTTTAATTGCGCTAACTTTTCGAAGCTTGCCATTGTTCATCCGCTCCCTTTCGTTTATAATCGAATTAAGGTCGGTGTCGCGTTTTGTGTCGTAGCCAACGGACTTTCGCGACTACCGACTGGCTTATTTGAAAACCGCTATTCCTAACGTAATTAACAAACCCGCGACCGTTAAAATCGTTCCCCACGCCCACTTACTATTCGCCTTCATATCGCGTATACTCTGCTTATTTTCCTCCGACATTTGTAGCGCTCTTTCCGCTTTATCGTCCGCCTCTTCTGCCGTCCGTTTAACTTCGTTCAAATAATCGACTTTCGTATCAATCCGAACTAACCATTCGCGTATGTCCGCAATCTTTTCGTTAAGTTCGTGTGACGATGGTCCGTTTCCGCTTGGCTCCGACATTAGCTACGCCTCCTCTCCGCTTAAACTAATCGTCAATCCGCGATTTGTCTGACCGTTATATCCTTCTATACGTAAAAGTTCCGGCCGCTCTAAAACCGCTTCATCGTAAGTTACTATAAATAGGTCGTACTGACGATCCGGTATTATATAACGACCAACTAACGGAGATTTAATATTACCGTTCTCATCAATGTCGCAATATACTTGTATCGGCTGTACTCCGTTCAATTACATCACCCCCGTAAGAATTGTCGCGTAGTTCTTAAATAAGAATACTTATCCGGACTAAAACTCATTATTTGTAAGAATACGGCTTTTAGTTCCCCGGTCGGAACGCCTAAGTCTACGGTGAAATTCGTATCCCCTTCCGGAGCTCCTTCTTGATTAGTAAACGATTTATACGCTAACGTTGTCGGATTACTAAGCGAGTCTACTATTTTTACGTAACAAACGTTATCCACATCGGTAAATGCTCCGATATCAAATTTCAGATAACGCGCATTATGTTCGAAGTAATACGCCTGACATGTTTGCCATTCCGTACTCATCGTCCGCCAATACGTGTTGTAAACTTCGACTGCCGCTGACGTCCACGGTGGGTCCGGTTTACCTAGGTTGAATCCGAAATTAAGCTCGCCGCCTAGTATCGTTGCGAAACCGTCCGTTCGTTCAACGCGAATAAGGCCTCGATGAACATCAAGACCGCCGGCACCTATATGAACGTAAGCATTCGGATCGTCAGGCGCAATATACCAATCGCCCGTACTATCGCTATAATGATTTGTATTACGGTAAAGTCGCTTTAATTTTAGCGTTAGGTTTCCTTCATCATCCGTTAATTGATTAAGGTTCTTTTGAACTTGATTAAAGGCTACAGGATAATCTGACATGTTGTTCGTTATGTTTGATAATACGATTTCCGGTGACTTACTCGATTCGGGATACTCTGTTTTCTCCATGACCCTTACTTGAATATCAATATCCAAAGGTTCATATATTAAATAAATATAATCGCCCAAATTATACGAGTCTTCTACAATTCCTTGCTTCGATAGCTCGATTATATCTATCTTTATTGATATCTCAGGTTCATCAATTAATAGTTTCTTCAATTGGTCGACTATTTCGTCAACGTTATTAACATTGTCAGACTGAAAAGGTGGCGCGTGTTTTAATTGAATATTGCCGTTGATATCTTTGTACTTAGACGCGTTCGGCGACGTATAATCCGCAACCAACGTATATAATTCATCTCCGGAAAGACTTCGGTAAGTTTGTATCGTTTTTTGGTCGTTTGAGCTACTATACCGAACCCAACCTTTCGATTTACCTTTTCCGTCGATTGGTGCGTGTATCTCGTCATCGCCTCTAAACGTAGCGATTACATGGTGTTCTTTATCGTCCAATCCACGCCACAAATCCTTATATGCGGACTTCGAATCGTCTGAATAAACGCTTAATTTTTGCGAATCTTCTCCGTCTAATACGAATTCCCAAACGCCGCCATTCCGGTCCGACCAATAATAGAATCGGAATCCCGTTCCGGTAAACGAAAACTGCATAGTTGCGCCGACGTCTCGCGTAAAATGGTAAGGGTCGTCCGTATCTTCCCACGTTCCCGTTCTACTTTCGTAGTTTTTAAGATTGCCGCTCAACTTATCCGAATCGCTAACGCGTTTTCCGTATCCTTTTATATATGTCGAAAGATTCTTCGTATTAACGCTCTTACTAATCGTTTTAACGTTATATCCATAACGGAATTGAGCGTTTGTCTGTACGCCTATTTCGTTCTTTAACGTTACTTGTCGTCTACCGGTTATCTCAAACTCCGCACCATATCGTTCAAGTATCGTTTGAAACATCGCTAGTGCGGTATCGTCTCCGAAGTCCTCGAACTCAACCGTACTGAATGCGCCTCGGTTAACCCAAGTCCAGTCGGTAATGCCTAGCGCGTGATTTAACGCTTGGACAATGTTTAAATTTCCGGACACCGTTTCGTATTGATACTTATCGATGATATCGAAAAATACGTGAACCGCGCTTACGGATTTAATCGGAGTTCCGTTAACCGTGCGTTCTTCTATTTGCTTAATTCGATACTCACTACCGTTATACTCGACAACCGATTCCTCTTCGACTAAGAAATAAGCGTATTCGTTAACGGCACTTTTCGGCAATAAAAAAGACAGCGAACGATTACCGTTCACTGCCGTTTTTAGCGTTAGATTCGTATAGCCGGCGAGAAGTTCCGATTCGCCAGCGATATTTGTTATCGTTAGGTCGGCGATGGTGACCGCCTCCTTTCGAGATTTTTATACGAAAAAAGAGCCGCGATGGGCTCCGTTAGTTAGTGCGGAATTTTCTCCAAGTCTCTAGTAATTCAAATCATTAGTATGTTCAAAGACTGTACCTGTACCTGTTGAAACCATCGTTGTATTATATAGGCATTTATCGGCATACATTTTTGAATTACCGTACACATAAATATCATACTTGTTTCCAACTGCCACACAACCAAATAACCACATTTTCGCACCTGATTGTTGTGTTGAAAAACCTTGGCTGTATGCTTCGTCTATAGCGCAACTTTCAAGACCTTCACAACCCATATTGACTGTTTCTGTACCTACTTGTACATCAGCAACGTTACCACCGTTGTTATTGTAGTAGCTTCCATTCACCCTAGTACCTTTTATGCCATCATGTGCAGTAGATCCATTTTGATATGACCCATTAGTGTTGCCAATTCCATTGTTTGCACCTATGCATTCAATCTCCATAAATTCACATTGAACAATTTGTCCACCTTCTGTAACTGTTACGTATGCAAATCCATCTGACCTAGAAAACATTGCAACACACTGGTGAAGGAGGATTTTCCCGCCAGCAAATCTAAATACATTCTTAGACATGTTTACATTGTAATAACCCTTAACATTATCTAAAATTATCGTTAAGTCATAACTCGGATTTTTATTAACAGTAAAGACCTGATTTCCACCAATCATAGTTATGTTTGACATGAACAACTTAACTTCAGATGTAGGCTCAACTTTAAACCCTTCAGAAAATGGTAACATAATTGCTCTTCCTGAAGGGTCGCTTATATCATTAATATACACAGTTGCATTCGCATCTAAGTACCACGAGAAAGGTGTTGATTGGCATTCAGCTAAGGAGGTAACTAACTTATATTCAAAGGCGTAATCTTCAGATGTAACATCAATCACTCTTCCAATGTTGCCTATAGAATACTTGTATAATCCTGTTGTAGCATCTAAAGTAAAGGTTCTATTGTATCCACAAACTAAAACCGTATCTTCTTCCCCTAGAATGTTTACATTTTTGGCTAAGTTATAAGGGAAATTCTGTAATTGGTCAATGAAATACAGCCCAGATTTAATTATGATTGTATCTCCTGATACAGCTCGACTTAATGCTGCAAACAATGTAATTGGGGCATTAGAGGATAATCCATCGTTTAAGTGTGTTCCGTTTGTAGCAACATAGTAAGTCTTACCACCAGAATACTCAAATCTTTCCTTTCTATAATTAGTCCTAAATGTTTTTCCATCGAAAAATACAGTTACAGGTTTATAAGTACCTAGAAATTCAGGGGGATAAATAAATACTTCAAACTTCTTAGGACGAACTTTTGGAATACCTCTGTACTTTCCTCCTAAGCTTTTTAGGTCAAATTGCTGTGCAGTATCTGCCAATTCCGCACTAACTTGGTTGATTTCAGAGCGTACCCGCTCGTCAGGGCTAGCGTAAACCGTCTGACCGTCCGAGCCGACTTTCATCTGTTCGACTGCCGGATCTATAGTGCTTGCGCC